TTTTACGCAAGGGTGCGTAATAATCGCTAGCGTTTGTTAAAACTCGGGTAGTAGAATATCGTGTTGCCATTAAAGTTTATTACCTCCGGAAGGCGAAAATGCGCCAATCTTTCTTGTCTAAATCGTCTAGGTCTTCTTGGTACTGTTTTTGTTCATTCTGATAGAAGACAGAGTCCTCAGTTTGTCCCGAGGACATTTCAGGGCTATTATTCCCCGTGGTGATCACATCAGCTTCGATTTCGGCCTCTAAGAGCGCTTGAGTTTGTTCGGATGTCTGGTTTTCACCATGAAGTGTTTGATTCAATTTAGTGGCATCTTTCGTGCCAGTGGGCATTTCCTCAGCCGCGTCCGGAGATTTGTTGGTGCTCCCGGCCGCTTGTTTGTTGGTAGGATCGACTTTGGACTTTGGGGGTTCATAATACGTCATATCATCTACCGCTCCATAAGGAAAAGCCATATTACCAAAGGTTCCGTCATCAAACCAGCCGAGATGTTGTTCGTGAATTGGGCTAAAATCTACATTAACTTCGATCATCTTAGGAAGAATCGCTCCGCCTGCATTTCCTTCAAAGACTCCATCGTCTCCTTCAATGTTATGATTAATATTAACGTTTTCAATCACGCCCAGAAGCCCACTAGTGGCATCAGCAGTGCTGTCTTCGATGCTACCCATCGATTTAATAATTGCTTTGGCTTTATTCTGGGCTGACTGTACTTTTTTCATATCTCCCCATTCTGAGGGTTTCAATATCTTCTTCATCACTTCGTTGACACCCACAAACTTGTCGACATCTGCCGCATCGCGCCGGCGCGCAAGGTTCATCACCCCTAGCCGGACCAAGGGTGCGCCGGAGATGGTATTGGCATGCGCCGCTAAAGGGTTTCCCGCTGAGTCACGCGATTCTTCGAAAGTCTTTGTAGCAGGATTATAGGCGCGGGGGTGCAGTCCCGTATAGTTGGGGTATAAATATTGAAGAAGCTTTTGAACCTTAGCAAGATTTTGATAAGCCTCATCGACAGTGGCTGCCGGGACCTTAAAAGCTAAAGTTATTTTGCGAGTAGTGTTCTTGAACATATAGATGGGATCTGCGCGGCCGTATACCTTTTCCGATGCCCAGTCACTATTGTAAGTTTCATTATAAGCAGTTATAAAGGCTTTGAAGGCTACAAAATGATCCGAGTTAACGTGATAAAACGTAATAATTTGTTTTTTAGTGTTAGCTAATGCGTCGGTGCCATCAATATAAAACGGCAAGTCTGCGGCCGCTAGTTTATTAATATCAAATTTGTCGTTTCCATTTGCCATAAGTATATTTTAGTCCCTTATAGGAGCCCCAACTCTGTGAGCTTACCGTCTACAATATTAAGTACCTTGGTTTCAAAAATATCGTTATTAACCTTTATCTCAACTTCATATTTATCTTTCGAAGTTGTAGAAGATCCTTGTGCAGAAGCGGGCGCCCATGGGGCGGGGCCCACAGCGGGCGCAGTGCGGTTCATTGCGGCGAGCGCCGTTGCCACGGTAGCCGCCGCAGTCAAAGTCGACCCGAATGGTCCGGGCCAATCGGGCATGCGATCCATGGCGTCGGCAATGCGTTCAATTGTGTCGGCGACTTCGACCATTGCCCCCACCTCAACCGAAGCTAGAGATTCACTAAAGGTGGCAATCGATGCAAGCTTCTTTTCGCTGATCAGGTACAGTCCCAGCGACATGGCGATAAGTCCACCACCCATTGCTGCGAATCCCAACCCGGCCGCGATGCCGGCGCCTGAATATCCAAATAAACCGATTGATCCAAGCAGTGCAATGAATTGTGTAACACGCTTCCAGTCCATTACCACAAACAACTCACTCATGCCCTCTGCCATTTTTCCTATTCCGGCCGCGGCAACACCAATTCCGGCGCCGATCATTGCCACTGTGGCGCCGAATGATAGCAGAACCGGAATTGCCGGGGCAGCCGCGGTGCCGGCGGAGCCAATTCCTTTGCCGACTGCGCGGGCGCCTGTTGCGGCTGTTTTAGAGCGCAATCCAAAAGTACCCAGAACAAGGTTGAGTCCGCCCCAGGCCACCGACAGAACCTTAAGACCCCCACCGAGAATGGCAGCCCATTTAACTAAGGGTTTTATCCACGATATGTTATTTTGGATCGCTTGGGCTATCGAACTGATCCACTGTGTCAATTCGGTAAAGATGGGAATCAGAGGCAATAGTGCGTTTTTAAGCTCTGTCATTGCGTCTTGCATTGCCGCGGCTTGTTTTTTCTGATCTGCAATTTCCGCTGAAGTCTTCCCAATATCGCCGGTAAGACCGTCATAGTCACCTGAGAGCATCCCCGCTAAATCGCTTACATTTTCTAAGCCTGCGGCATCAGCATAAAACTTACGTTGATAATAAGACATGTCGTCAAAGGACAATCCAGTGTCTAGGATAGCATCGCGAATCATATCAAAACGAGCCGCTGGATCCGTTTCGGTCAAGAGATCCATGGCATTTACCATGTTTCCCCCGAGAGCAGCATTAAGCTTTCCGGCCTGTTCTGCGGCGCCTTCGAATGTATCGAACTTAGAGGTCATATGAAGCAACTTGCCTATTTCTAGACCAGTTGCTTTGGCTCGCATTGCTAAATCTTTAAAGGCTTGCGTACCGTTATTGCCCATCTTCGCTAACTCTCCACCAACGCTCGCAAAATCACCATGTAGTTGTTTGACAGGCACTCCCAAATCTTGAGCTAAGGTTGTGATTTCGCGGGATGTGCGTGCGGCGCCTTGGGCTGATAGTCCAAAAGCCTTCGTGGAAATCTGCATTCCCTTTGCCACATCGCCAGACGCAACTCCAAATTCTCCTAAAATTGCGGTAGTTTGAAGTACCTCTGCACGGGTCGACTGCGAGAGCATTGTGAAGTCAGTGAAAGACGTCATTAAAGCTTCAGTTGCGGCGGCTGCTTCACCTGCTTCAACACCAAACTGGCGGGTGGACTCATAGAGACTGGTGACTTCGCCAGCCATGGCTTTAGATCCACCAGTAGCTTTCATAAAGCCCGATTCCATCTTATCAACTTCGAATCCAAGGTTAATGATAGTGTCGATAATGCTGGTGAATGCACCATCGGACACCCCCTTTAAAAACTCAATGGGAGCCTGGAGTCCTTCCCCTAGCTTCACCAGATTAGCAGTGTTAATTTTGCTGTGGCGTCCATAGAGGGCCATGGATGATGCCATGTCTTTGCCGATATTATGGGCGCGCTTTAAAACGTTTTCCTGCTTTTCGAATTCTTTGGTGGTTTCTTTTGCTGTGTCAAGGCGCCTTTGTTCTTCGCCGGTGATGCTCCCGATGAGCGTCTTTTTTCGCTCTAGAAACTCAACGTCCGCTTTGGCAAGCTCGACGGTGAGCCGTTGTTGTTCGGCAAGATTCTGAGCTTGATTATATCTACCAGTCTCGCTAGCGTGAGCGTCCTTTAGTAGCTGAAGCTCTTCTTTAAGGGCTGTCGCGCGCCGTTCAAGGAGTTGAAGCTCTTCCTCGCGCTGTCTATTAATCTCAGCTAGTTCTTCGGGAGTAGGATCTGCCACTATAAAATTCTCTTTAAATTAGGGTGATATAAATCGTCTAAAATAAATAGTTTATTAATCAAAAAGACAGAACTATCATTTATTTCGCTCGCCCATCTGCATTAAATGTGGTGGGGGTGAAGGTTGGTTTTGACTAGTAAGAGTTTGGCTTTTACCACCTTTACCGCGGGCTGCTTCTTCATGAGCCTGTTTTTCGTCATCTAATTGTTTGATCAGTCGTTCGACAAACCATCGACGTAGCCCTACGGGAAGATTATAAGCTTCGGAAAAGGACCATCCTCCCCAATATTTCAAGAAGAAGAACTGCTCATAAACCATTTCCATGTAATCATCGGTCAGGCCAAAAAAAGTCCGCGGAAAGCGGAACCTCCATGTCCGCGGCATAGTCACACTCTGTACAAGCATATCGCTGAGTGAGATCGATGTTTGGCGCGGCGCGGCGGTAAATGGTGCGAATGTGGCGAGAGTCAATTGAAGGAATGTTGTCAATAAGATATTGAATCGCTTGTGCCGAATCATCTCCATTTACCGCCACAACAAGGTTGCTCAATTGACGGGTCACATTTTTCTCATAATTGCTTTTCTTACGGTCCGCTTGCGCAGCGCTAGTTAGGTTCTTTTCATCATTTCCCGTAAGCAATTTAAAGGTAACTGTAATCTGAGTTTTAGGGAGAATAGTGTCGAACGTTCCGTCCTGGTTGTCCACTAATTCTTGTTCGGTAAGATCTGTCCCAGTATATACACTGGCGTCATTTAGGTCAAAGCTGTATTCGCTGGTGACAGTGCATGAGGGGCACGTCACTTTGGTGTTGTAATCGCTCCCATATCCGGAAACGCGGGCCGAAAGAATAATAGCGTTTCGATCTCCCACCAGCAATGTGTCAGGATTAATGCGTTTATCCACAATCAAGCTGCGAATGACACGGTCGAGCGCAACCCCTTTTCTCAACAGGGTGGTCGAGGTGAGCATATCTTCCTCTTTGGCAGTCATTTGCTTGATTTCAATACTTTCTTGCCCACATAGAGGGTGCTCTTCAGTATAAAAATTACCCTGTGATGGCAGTTCTACAAACTCAGTAGGCACCACAAAGGAAAATGTGTTGGAAGTAGTCCCCTCTTGGAGTACAGTGGGTGGGGGTCCTGCGGCTGGTTCTGCGGTAGGTCCGCCCACGCGGTTTTTATTTCGTGACAATATACACCTCTCGTAATTTAGTTGTCGTTATGTTATATGTAATTCTAGATGTTGAAGAATTCGTTGCCGCCGTTTCCAGCCACTGCAACGGAAGGACCAGACGTCTCAACTCGGGCCCAGTCATACTTCAAAGTAAGATCTAATTGAGTAAGTTCGTCTTCGCCATATGCAAGATCGCCGTACTTAAGATCGGTAATAAATGAATTCCACAAGGTCCAGGTTTCTAGCGGCTTGCCTTCGGAATCGATTTGAGTAATAATGACGGTTCCAAGTGCGCCAGCGGCCTTGGCCTTTGACATAGTGGTCAATGAATTAGAATCTGTTGGCGGCGTATAGCCGGACTGTACAACAATGTCAGACAGCGTAGCAGCCATATCGGGGTTGACGGGATCCACCAAAGCAAGGGTGACATCCTGCCACGATACGGAACCAGGGTAGTAGAAAGTATGGTTCAAATACTTGTGTTCTGTAGCTGCAATCTGGAATGACGGCTTACTTACCGTTTTGGCGTACCACAATGTGGCGCCTCCTTGGGCAGATTGAATACCCTGAAACTCTACCGTAAACCTAAATTTTCTTTTAGGATCTTTAAGGGTGGTATCTTGACCGAAATTTGTTGACCAGAATGGCATTAGTTGGAACTCCTGTTTCTAATTTTATATAGTATGTGAGGGGAAATTTCTTTCATCTCTTTTAATCGTCGAATGAAGCACCGGTCGAGGCAATCACAAAGTCGATAGCAATGTATTCGATAGCTCTTGCAGGCTTCACCATAATCTTCGCATACAAAATGTTTTGATCAATCAGGTCTGGAGTCGTGGTGGTCTCGTCCAAGATTAGCCTGTAATCGGTGATACCGAAGTTTGCCTTGGTGTTAGCCAGAAGTGGCTCGATAAGAGACTTGAAACGATTCCAAGTAGCTTGAACATTTTGTTCGAAAAGAACTTGTGTGGAAAGGATGGAAATCTGCTTCTTCAAGTAGATGACAAGCCTTCTCACGTTAATCCTGTCAAGGGCCGATTGGCGTTCTTGCAGGGTCTTTTGTCCAAAGACCACAATTCCGCTTGAGGGGAAGGTGGCAATTGGGTTAATGCGCGCATCATAAAGAGTGTCGCGATTCTTAGAGGTTAATCTTTCTGTGACAGCCGTGATGGGGATACCAGCAGCGCCGTCGCTCAGTCCGCCTCGGTTAAATCCTGCAGGGGCAAACCAGAGTTCGGATGACTTCTGTGAACTAGCGAGCACACCGAGCATAGCAACTGTAGGCGGAATCCAAAGGAGACGACCTGTCGCAGCATCCCGGGTTTGGACCCAAGGATAGAAGGTGCAACCGTAGCTGGAGTCAATGCGGCGATTTCTCAATGCAGTAGCTGCAGATTGAGGCGTCGTTGCAATTCGTTGAGCCTTGGTGTTGTAATAAGCCTCGGCAGAAGGAAGATAGACATCCGGGAGGTCAATGAGGGCCAGCGAGTCAGCGCGGTCTTCACAGACATCAATCATACGACCCGTCAGAGACGTATTGGTAAGTCCTGGACTCGACAGTAAGTTCATATCAATAAACTCAGGGTCTGCCACACTATCAATTGCTTGTGCATAAGTGTGATAGATGTAACTGTTATCTTCAGTGTTACCCGCGCTCATACCTGCATTGTAGAGGGGATCGGGCTTTTGGATATCAAATCCATCAAAGCCACCCCAGAATGGAGCCGTGAAGCGGTTGTATTGCTGTGCCAGCAGGTTCTCGTAAGAGCCGGTAGAAACTGATAATTCAGCTGCCCGGGAGCCTGACTGATAATAGAAGTCTCCGTTGACACCGATTCGAACATCATCCAAAGAGAAGACATAAGACCATGCGTCCACGCCAGTATGGGCATCCCTCTGCGGGTTTTGTCCGGAGACAGGATCATCTGGAAAGCCACTGTAAAGCAGTCTATGCCAATCGGCAACGCTGGGGTCGGGGCG